TCTCAGATTGGACTGCGTTATACTAAAATCATCCTTGATGACTTTGAATCCGAATTAAATACCAAAACACCAGAGAGACGCAGGGAAATCAAGGAATGGGTGATGTCAACGGTAGAGCCAGCACTTGAAGAATCAAAGGGCAATGAGGGTGCTGTGTGGCTTATAGGCACAATTGTCCATTATGATTCATTTCTCCAGAGTGTTTATGACGGATATGAGATTGCAAAGAAAGAAAATAGAAAATATGCTTGGGAAGTTATGTATGAAAAGGCACTTGTTGAAGATACACCGCTTTGGCCTTCTTATTTTTCGAAAGAGAAACTTCTTGATATAAGAAGCAGGTTCCAAGATATGGGCCTTGTTCATAAGTTTGCACAGGAATATCTTAATGAAGCAAGAGATCTTGAGAATATAAAGTTTAAAACAGATAGACTTAACTATTACAATGGAGAATTTGTAGGAAGAAATGGATTTGCGTATTTATTGACAAAAGACGATGCTATTCCATTGCACGTATACATAGGTGTAGACCTTGCGTACGGCGCTACTGAAAGAAGTGACTATCAAGTTATAATGGTTATGGGCATTGACAGCGATAAGAATTTCTACATACTTGACTATTACAGGGAACATTCTCCATTATACGAGATGCCTGGAACAATATTGAAGTATGCAAAGGACTATCAGCCAATTAAGCGTGCCACGCTGGAAGAAGTCGGAGCGCAAGGAGTTATAAAAGATGCTGTAATGGAACTGTCTTCTAAGGACAGAAAACTCATGCCAGGTGTTATACGTGGCAAAAGACCGCCAACAAGGATTAAAAAGGAAGATAGGCTTGAAGCTCTGCTTTGTCCTATAGTTAATAGAAAGAAATTGTATATTAAGAAAACACATACCGAACTTGTGGATGAAATGTTTCAATTCCCAAAAGGAAAGAACGATGACCTTCTTGATGGTCTTTGGTATGCGTGTGTTAGTTCAAGAGCTCCGCTAAGCAGAAAGTTTGATGTGTCTGACTTTGATGAGAGAATGGATAAGAAAAAGGGTAAAAAGATTAAAAACAAAGTTATAAATTGGATGACGGGACAAAAAGCAGCGTAAAAGATAAATCTGTCTTCTCAAAAAAGTCTGATGCTGGTAAAGGAGATTCTCCTAGAAGAGGCATTTCAATTAAGGATTGGGAAAAGAGATTTAGTCGAGTATTTAAAAAAAATAAAAAAAGTACTTGACAAACCTGCCATTTTGGCTTATATTATATATATTATATATTTAGGAATATAATTTGCCTCAATACGACATAGACGAGCAAAAAGATAAA